GCTCGGATGAACCTGCCTACTCATCAAGCATATCCTGCTCGACTCCAGTAGAGTTACTGTATTTCCGCGACCTGGACACCGTAGACAGTGTAGAGCCGGCGCACCTGACGGTCGTCGATCTTGTCTCCGAGCTGCAGCTCGGAGCCTGTCAGCACCCGGGACCGATCCATGCCGACGTGCATGGCGCGATCGTATTCCTCACGCCCATAGAGTTCGACCGCGGCCCAGATCGGACCCAGCTCAACGTCGAAGGCTCCCTTCTCGAGCCCGGTCACCGGCTCGATCTCCCTCTGCTGACGCTTCCACGACACACAGCTGGTCAGGAGGAAGAGCTTGTAGATCGCCGCATCGGCGGTGCGATCGTGGTTAGCGACCAGGAAGCGGCGCTTGGAAGCGTCCGTGATGACGGCGCCGACCCGCACGGGCTCATTGGGCCGGCAGTGGAGGGTCTGGCGTGTCTCGATGAAGTTGGAGAGCCCAGAGACGCCCTCCGTCGCCGTGACGATGGATCCGCGCCACACCTCGTCCCGATCGGACGTGAAGACCTGCTCGAACCGGCGGAAGGTGCGACCGAGCGTTCTCATCCGGTGATCGCGTCGGTCGGCTGCGCGATCACAGCCAGGGTGGGGGTCGTGGTCGAGCCGCCGGTCACGTCGGTCAGCAGATCGCCACGCATCGCCGAAAGCTGATCTCCGATGAGCGCCCAGTCAGGCGCCGTGCGGAACCGCTCGAAGCGCTTGCTGCCGTCCGCTTGCACCATCGGGGTGCGCAGCTGCAAGGAGGACAGGGTGAGCAGCGCGGCGTCGACCGCAAGGAGCTGATTGGCCGCAGCCTCGACATTTGTTCCTGACGCCAGCGCGGTGGCCAGCACCGTTCCGCCCAGCTCGGCGTCGAGCGCGCTGTAAGCGGAGAAGAGGTCGATCTCCTCGTCCATCAGCTCGTCGGCGTTGAGCCCCAGCAGGGCCCGAACCTCGTCGGGTGACGTCCAGTAGTTAAGGAGCGGGATGATCCGATAGACGACGCGGGCTGATCGTCCTTCGCCGTTCGAGGTGTAGTTGACGACGAGACTACGCTTCTCAAACTTCCGACCGCCGCTGATCGTGTGATTGCTGGCGAGGAGATTGATATTCACACCTGTCGCACCGACAGGGATAGGGGCAGAGGTGGGCCCTGAGATGAGGGACCCACTCTGGTCGTAGAGATAGTAGGCGACAGAGCCTACGTCGGCAGCAACGGACCCGAGGGGCGAAATGAAGTCGACCCTGATAGATGCCGGAGTGCCGACGTAGACGTCTCTCATTGCCCTTCACCCTCGGTGGAAGCGGGTTCGGGCGCGGGAGCCGGAGCATGCTGCGTCACCGGCTTACCGGGACCACCCTTCTTCCCTTGCGGCGGCGGCTCCGGATCCTTCACCTTCTTGCCGAACTCGGACAGGAAGGCCTCGCGCGCCAGAACCAGGTCGTTGTCGCTCTGCTCGACATACTTCAACCATTCGTGGTCCGTCGCTTCTTCAGCGAGTTCCGCGACGATCGATACCTGCCCGAGGCTGAGACGATACTGCACGAAGTCTGTGCTCGTCACGACGGTATAACCTTCGTGACGCATGACAGGGTTCGACCTATCGTGGTCGACAAGCTGGAAGGCCCCCGTCGTCTCAACTAGAAGTTTCACCATGGTGTGTCTCCGAATAGACCCCAGGCGTGAGCCTGGGGTCTGCATCCACGAGGGGTTACGCGCCGAAGTTGAAGATCGAGCGCGTGTCGGGGAACACGATACGGAAGCCCGAGGTCTCGGTCTTCACGTAGGTGATGCTCTGGTTGAGCACCGAACGCTCGCTCTCCGCGATCAGCGAGCCGGCTTCGACCAGCTGCTCGAGGGTCTCGCCGCGGCTATAGCCAATCAGCTGATTGGCCGACGCCGTCGAGGAGAGGGCGAAGTTGACCTTGCCCTGCAGGATCGGCACAGCGCCGACCTGGAAGCCCATCTTGGCCAGGTTCTCGGCAGCGGTCGGGCCCACGGCGCCCGAAGTCGGGAGCGCGAAGAGCATGAGCCACTGCAGATAGGCGTCCCAGTTGCCGACGATCGTGTCGACCGGCACGCCAGCCTGCGCGCGAGCAACGAGCCAGGCCAGGACGTGCTTGTAGGAAAGCACACCATTGGTGGAGGTGCCGATCACGCCGCCGTTGTAGGACGACTGGTTGATGACGCCGGCCGCGGCTGCGACGCCGTCGCCGTTGATGAGAATGTCGGTGGCCGCGCCGACCTTCGACATTTCCAGCTCGCGATTGATGCGGTTGGCGTAGGGGGTCAGGATGTCGAGACGAGCCCGGCGCGTGAACTCGTAGGAAGTCTTGTAACCGCCGCCGATCTTCCAGATCTTCACCGACTTCTCGGTCGTGCGGATCGACTTGACCGGGATGTTGGAGAGTTCGGGGACGATCTGGACCGCCTTGTAGTCGCCCTGCGCGTCATCGACGACCGTGGTCAGCATCTCGATGCCCGAGATCGTGCGGGTCGACGCAACGAGCGGGTCGATCCGCTCGAACAGATCCTGACGATACTTCCACTGCACCAGATCGTCGATCACCTGCGGGAACATCGCGCGGGTGCCGGTGTAGGTCTGGAAGGTGTCCGACGCGAGGTCGAGGGTGACGCCGCTGTCGAACTCATCGCGCACCGGCAGGCCGAGGTAGCAGAGCGCCGCCTCGTAGCCGTTCAGGCCTTCGTACTGGTCGCGGTTCTCGGCCTTCGTCGGGTCGATCGCGAGGCGCAGATAGTCGCGCATCTCGAGGCCGTATTTGCGGGACGTATTGAGCAGCTTCAGACCCGCCTCCTTAGAGGCGGTTTCGCTGTCGGACTTCAGGTTTGCAAGCAAAGCCTCCGGAGAGACGCGCTTGATTTCGGTGAGGCTACGAATGGGTTCCATTGGTCTCTCCAGAGAGCTTAAAGCTTGAAGCTCGAAGTTCGAAGTTCGCTTAGAACTTCATGACGATGACGTGCGTCGAACCAACAAGCTCGACGACACGATTGAGGGCGGGGTTCACGGCCGCAGCGGACTCCACGGCGCCGGACTGGGAGCTGCCTTCGACGGTGTCGCCGAGGTTGACGGTGACGCCGGTCTTGATCGGGAGCTTGAAGATGCCACGGATCGAAACGGTGCCGACCACCTGCGAGGCCGACCGCACTTCGACGGTTTCGAGCCGGCCGATGATCGGATCGTCCAGCACGCTGAGCTTCGCCTTATTGGCGCCGCTCGTGTCCAGCGACACAGCCTTGCCAATGTCGGCCACCGTGACGGTAGCCGGGAGGTTGAAGGCGATGTAGTCAGCGGAGTCGATGAGGTCGTTATTGCGAACGACGGTATGAAACGGAGTGCTCATTAGGGTCTACCTTCCGAGAGTGGAGGTTGATGGATTAGCGGCGCTTGAACGCCGCGTTGTTGAGGGTGGCGGCCTTGTCGCCTTCGTTTCCTTCGGCGCTGGTGGTCGTGGAGCCGGCGATCGACAGCTTCGTGCTCTTCACGAGCGCGACGATGTCGTCGACCTTCTCCGGAACCGAGTCGCCGGGCTTGCCGGAGATCGTCAGGACGTGCTTGCCGATGTCGGCGAGCGCGGCGGTCGCCGTCACGGCGCCCGTGGCCGAAGCCTCGAGGGTCGCGACCTTGTTCGTCAGTTCGGCGTTGGCCGCAGTCAGACGCGCGATCTCCGCATCCTTGGCGGCGATGTCGGCATCCTTGGCGGTGAGCTTCGACGTCAGCGCCGTGTTGTCGTTGGTCAACGTCAGGTTCTTCGCCTTGGCGTCGGTGAGGTCGTTGACGAGCTTGTCGAGATCCATTTTCGGTTTCTCCTGGCGTGCCAGTTCAGTGGTGGAAATGTTGAGGGTGAGGAAGGTGGCGTCAGAGCCGTTGGCTGCTAGACGCGCTTCCGAGGGCGAAGCGATACGCGCGCCCTTGATGCCGCCTTGACCGACGAGGGACAGCTCGAACCAGCGGTCGAGATTGTCCAACGTGACGTGTGCGCCGTCCTTGCCCATGGTGTGATCTTTTGGGCAGGTTCCGGTCCAGATGTTGTCGATGGTGGCTTTCTCGCCGAGGAAGTCGAAGCCGCACTTCGAACAGAGCGCTGACTTCGGGAGCACAGACACTGACACCTGATCGACGGTGCCGTTATTCACGAGGTCGATGGTGGACTGGTGCGTCTGGTCAATCCAGAACAGCGCGCGAAGCTCAGAACCCTGTGAATTGTCGAGGACCTCACCGAAGAACACACGGCCAATCGGCAGCGGCTGGGAGTTGTGCTGCGCATGCAGTGGAAGGCTTTCGCCATTCAGCGCGTCGGCCATCTGCTGCAGGAGCGCGCGGGAGTGAACCGCGCCTTTGTACAGCGGATGGTTCTTGCGCACCGGGCTCGTATTGAGCGCAGTCGCCTCGAACACCGCAACCTTCGACGCATCCGCGTTGAGGGCCGTGAGCTTCTGACGAAGGGCGTCTGTGAGGGGAACCTGCTTCAAAGCGCTAACC